AAAGGACAAGTAGTAATAGATTTAGGTATACTCCACTCTGTATTACTAATATTACCAAAATTTACAGCACCGCACCAACTACTATACATTTCTCCACTAGCATCAATATTAAGGCTTTCAAAACCTAAATGACACTTCATACCTTTAAATGAATTTAGTTTTTGATCTATAATCTGATGATGTTGTACAAACTGTTTGGTTCCATCATCATATAAAAACTCAGTCATCCATGCAGTGTGATCTGGTTCCTCATGCTCTATATCATCATTATTATGTTCTACAGGCTCTACAGGAAAGGGTTTTACACCAGGTTTTTGCAGTATTTCTAACTCCCTGTCTGTGTAGTTCCAGTATGTTTCCTGCTTACTGTGACGCCCTAAGAGCTTCTTATACATAGTCTTAACACATATACTAACATTATAATAGTCATTATGTTCACAATCTTTAAATAAATCCCTGCATTCTTCAGCAAAATCCCCTAATTCTTCTATTCTGCCGCCTATACCTGCTATGTTTATATCAACTTTAATATCTTCTTTAATTTCGTTAATTACTGCTAAAAAGTGTTCTTTATCCTGTGTTAAAGGGTGATATGTTAAAACTACACTATCCATGTATTGTTTAGCCTTAGACCACCAATTAAGGGTTCTACTGGCGTTTGTGTACACCACACTACTAGAATTATATTCACTTATCTTTTTAACTATTTCTTCAAATCCAGGTATAACAGTGACTTCACCACCTATTAATTCAAAGTCTGTTCTTTTGCCTATACTGTTATAATATGTACACAATCTATCTATTGTGTCTAAATATGTATTCAATTTTAGCCAGGGTTTGGTACCATCGTGTAATATATCAGGGCAATATTCACATTCATAATTACAACTATTTCCCATATTCCATTGTATTCTGATAAAGTCCATTACTCCACGAGCATGTGGTCCACGAACTGATATTAGATTTGGCATTATATGCCTACTTGAACTGTAACGGCACCTGGTGCTATAGGATGACCACAACTAGCAATACTTAATGTTGCAACAGTGACAGGTCTACCCATTGCTATTACTGTGGCACTTCCTGAAACTATTGTTGCTCCACCTGTATGAGGGGGTTCGCCATGAGTAAAAACTGTGTCTCCAGGAAAAGAACCTTGAGCACAACTAACTATGGCTCCTTCTGCTAATACTGTAGGTGCGCCTGGGCCGACGATGATACCACCACCTGCATTATCAAATCCAACTTTTCCTATTCCTGGCATAATACTATTTATGCCTTTTTTTATTAGTTTTTGGAATCTTCCAGCAATTTAAGATAATCAGTTGCAGATTTTTCTAATGTTTCTACAATTGATAAGATATGATTTAAACTTATAGTAATTTCTGTGTTAGGGCCAGTATACTGATAAGGTACAGCCGCAATCTGGTTATCCATAATTACTACTGTTCTGGGTTCTTCTAAAATAATAACTTTATCTTCTTTGACATAACTCATTAACTTAGCCATTATCTCAACACCAGTTAAAAGTTTAATTGTTACTGTTTTTCCTATTAATTTGTCTATGTTATACATTATAAACTTAATCCTTTAAATGTATTATTGTCTACATCTTGTTTTGTGCCACCTATTACATAACTGCTTATTTCAGTTTCTTGTGGTGCTACCTGTACACTACTACCTGTTATCCAAGCCTGTGTCCAAGGTAATGGGTTGGTACCCATATTATATACCTTTTCTACTCCAACGGCATGCATTCTTTTGGCCGCAATAAACTCAACATATTGTTTTAATAGTTCAGCATTGAGACCAATAATACTACCATCCTTAAACAAATAATCAGCCCATTTCTTTTCTTGCTCCACAGCATCTATAAACATTTGCTTACATTCTTCTGCTGTTTCTTTTTGTATTTTAGCAAAGTCTTTATCTTCACGTGGAAGTAATTTCAGCATCTGCTGAGTACTTGCAAGGTGAACATTTTCATCACGTGCAATAAGTTTAATAATTTTAGCATTGCCTTCCATTCTTTTTAATTCAGCAAATGCCCAACTACATGCAAAGGACACATAAAAACGAACACCTTCTAGTATGTTTACACTCATTAAACATAACCATAATAATTTTTTATGCTCATATAAATCGTACTTTTTACTGCCTTTTTCTCTGAGTAAATTGTATTCAATTAGTTTGTCGTAGTTTTCTGTTATGCTGTCAGCACAATCCACAATCTGTTTAATATCAAGTAATTCATCAAACACCTTACTTGGATCTGAATACACATTACGAATAATGTGTGTATAACTTCTACTGTGAATTGTTTCTGAAAATGCCCAAGTTTCAATCCAGGTTTCTAATTCAGGAATACTAACTATAGGCAAGAATGCTAAATTGGGTGAACGACCTTGCACACTGTCTAATAATATTTGACGTTTTAGATTACTAGTAAAGATATGTTTTTCATGATCAGTTAAATTTTTAAAATCAGTTGCATCTCTGAGTATATCGACTTCTTCTGGTCTCCAAAAGAAACCTAACTGTTTATCAGTAAGTTTATCAAACTCTCTATATTTCAACGTATCAAATCTTTGTATGTCTACAGACCCAGCAGGATCTAAAAACATTTTACGTTTTGTATGATCTGACTTTTTAACTTTAAATACACTCATTATATTTTACAACTCTCGCAATCGTCTTCGTCTATTTCACCTGCTTGTAATTCAGGTAAATTGTCATCTTTATTAATATCAATTTCACCCTGTCCATCATAGGTGTTATTATAGTATAATTGTTTGCCACCATATTTATAAAATGATATTATATCTTTTAACAACACACTCATAGGGACTTTTTCATCTTCATAGTGTTCAGGATTATAACTTGTATTAACACTTATCCCCTGATCGATATATTTTTGTAATACAGCCATGATCTTTAAATATCCTTCAGGAGACTTCTGATCCCAAAGTAAATCATATTTATTTCTGTAATATGGAAAACCAGGTACAACTTGTTTTAATACACCGTGTTTACTTTGTTTAATACTGATATAACTACGTGGAGGCTCAATACCATTTGTGCTATTACTAATTTGTGCAGATGTCTCTGCCGGCATCAGTGCCATTAATGTGCTGTTACGAATGCCTGTTTCCTGTAGTTGCTTACGCAATCCTTTCCAGTTCATTCGCTCTTTATGTTTAACTAATTCATCAACTTCTTTTTTGTATGTTTGGTTAGGTGTTACTCCATGCCCATATTTTGTTTCCATATTACCTAAACATGCACCTTTCTCTACAGCCAGATCAGCACTTGCTTTGATTAGATAATAACTCCATGCTTCTGCCCATTCATCAATTAAATCTAACTTGGGTTCTTGATATGTGCTGTCATGTTTAGCCATCCAATATGCAAAGTTAATAATACCTATGCCCAGTGGACGTCTTTTCATCGTGCTTAACTGTGCCGCTATTACAGGATAAGTTTGATAATCCAGTAATTCATCTAATCCACGTACAGCCAACCTACAGACTTTTTCAAAGTCACTTGGCTCTTTTAGTAGACCCCAATTAATCGCTGATAGAGTACATAGGGATATTTCACCATCTGCATCATTTACGTCTGTTAATGGCTTTGTAGGAAGATCAATTTCACAACACAAATTACTTTGTTTAATAGGTGCCACTGCCTCAATAAATGCACCATGCGTATTAGCATGGTCAACATTCATCAAATATATTCTACCTGTGTCTTTGCGTTCTTGTACAAATGTACTAAACAATTCAATAGCAGGAATGCTTTTCTTTCTTATACTTGTTTTGCGTTCTGCTTGTTCATATAGTTCTTTAAATTTATCTTGGTCGTTAAAGAAACTTTCATACAAACCTGGAACATCATGTGGTGAAAATAATGTGATGTTTTCTCCAGCAATTAATCTCTCATACATTAATTTGTTAAATTGTACGCCATAGTCCATATGACGCACTCTGTTGTCTTCTGTGCCCTTATTATTTTTTAATACTAGTAAGTCCTCAATTTCCAAATGCCAAATAGGATAGTATAGTGTAGCGGCTCCGCCTCTTACTCCACCTTGACTGCATGACTTAACTGCTGATTGAAATAATTTGAAGAAGGGGATAACTCCTGTGTGAGTTGTGTCTCCACTCCTAATAGGAGAACCAACTGCTCTTATACTTCCTGCACCAATACCGATACCTGCTTTTTGACTTACATACTTAACAATACTACTTGCTGTGGCATTGATGCTGTCTAGGCTGTCGTCTGTTTCTATAAGTACGCAACTGCTGAATTGTCTTTGTGGTGTACGAACACCTGCCATTACAGGTGTGGGTAAACTAATTTTAAATGTACTTATTGCATCATAATAATCTTTGATGTATCGCATTCTAGTATCTGCTGGATAACCACCAAATAATGTTGCTGATATCATCATGTAAGCAACCTGAGGAGTTTCAAATATTTCTCCTGTTGCTCTATTTTGTACTAGATATTTGCCACGGAATTGTTCCATGGCCGCATAAGTTAAAACTTCGTCTCTGTCATGTTTGATGTAATCACTAAGCTCATCAATTTCATCTTTAGTAAAAATTTCCAATAGTGACTCATCATAAAAGCCTTTGTCAATATTTACTTGGATAATGTCACATAAACAAGGTGGGGTAAATTCACCATATACCTGTTTACGCAGATGGTAGTTAATTAATCTACCTGCTACATACTGATAGTTCGGTGCTTCTTCTGATATAAGATCAGCGGCACTTTTAATCAGTGTTTCCTGAATATCACCTGTTTTTATTTTATCAAAGAATTGTATTTTGGAATTGATTTCAACTTCTGATGCACTTACACCTGTGATGCCTTCACATGCATACATCACAACCTTGTGTAGTTTTTCTATGTTTAAATCTTCTAGTGTACCGTCTCGCTTTTCGACTTGCATGTGTGTCCTTTATGTTTATTAAAAAGTATATTTACCTGAATATTATTATAACTTAAAACTATTTAGATGTCAACGTAAAAGTTGGTCTGATTCCAAAAAATGGGTCTGAAACCTTGTGGAATTTAATTTTAAATAATTTAGATCAACTACCTTATCGGGTTCAAAGTTAAAAACTTTATCTCCCTCTATCAACACAAGACCTGTGTTTCCGTTAATATTATTACTTATCACAGGCAGTTCTAAAGTGCCCTGAGATACGAATTTTCTATCTAATAAAGTAGCAGTTAATACTAGAGTGATTCCGCTCTGACATAGATAGCCTTCATGTACTATTTCAAATGGAGTAGGCCAACTACTAGGAGTATAGTAGTCTAAATATCTGGATAGTTGTTTGATTTTAGAAAATTTTTCTAGTAAATTATTAAGAGACAAATCTTTATT